TACGTTCACCTCTTCCCAGCCCTTGGGGTATGCGGACGGCGACCATACATTATTGTCCAACGTTGAACGGTATACTTTACCGCCTTCCATGCAGCAGTCGTCCTTATTATAGGGGCTGGTAGACATAGCGACGAACGGCAATGCTTTTGCTGGGTCGGTACTCCACGCAAACCCCCACTGTGCGGGAAGTTCCTCCGGCTCCTGGGTATAGATAGTGCTGTCGTAGGGCTGCACCAGCCGCACCACGCGGCCAGCAGACGACTGGCACACAAACCCAGCCTTGCGCTCCAGCATGTTTTTGTTTGCGACAGCGGCCTTAAAACTGGGAATATCACTATCCGCCGCGTTCAGTTCGGTGCCTGTCATGTCCGGGGCTTTCTCCTGCACGGCAAGCGCATTTGCACGCCCCTGGGCATACATGATGCTTTTTCTTTCCTCTTGTGTCACAGACTGTCAACCCCCTTCTTGTAGGCTTCATCCAGCTCTTTCAACTGTTCCTCACCGCCGCTGGCTTTTATCTCCCTGATTTTTTCAAGGATAGCGTTTTTACGCTCTTCGATGGTCATCATGCGTTCACCCCCAGAGCGGTTTCAATTTCAGTCAACGCCTCTTCGTATTCAGCGTTCTGAGTAGAAACCGTTTTGTACTGCTCCCGCTCATATTCCCGCTGAACGGCGTCAAGTTCATCCCAGGGTTTCCATGGGGCAATCATCTCGCCGGTGAACACCACGCCATCAGCACGTGTCCACGTCTTACCCGCCGGGATGAAGCGATAGCCCTGAATATAAATATTGCACTTACCGTCGAAGACATCTGTTTCAATAGGTGTAAGGCCTTCGCCAGGGGTGACGTAGCACTTAAAGTCAGAATCAATGTAAATCATCATTCTTCACCCCATATCTCAGATATTGTCAGCGTCGTTTTGTTGTATCCTCCAGTGGTTATCCATATACCAACGTATCCCGCGGTTACAGCTGAAACGTCAACAGAATACTCGCCGGTTGCCAGGATCTTCATATCTGCGGCAAATGTTGGGTTTTGCTTGGTAGGCCGTTCATTTGCCACCACAAGACTGAATCGGAACTTATGTGTATTGCCCTCTTTGTCCGAGTATGCAGTATTACCAATACCCGTTATTTTGAATTTCAGAGTATTTACTCCTGTCAGATCAATCGAGTTATTCGTGAATGCATTTGCGTATGCTACGCTGCCACCAAATACTTCCGTCGATAATAGCATGCTATCGTCGTTTAGAGTAAGCACACTGTCAAAACTTCCACCAGTTGAGGGATGCTCGGCTACTGACCAGCCTCCGGTTACTGCATTATAGGTGTTTCCGCTTTTATACAGCCAGAGCAAATAGCTCAGCTCAATGGCTGCGATTTGACCATCTGTAGTTATAGATACAGATTCACTGGTGTTTTCTACCCCATCTGTAGCGGCTGCAGTCCAAGTCCCGGCGTTCGGCACAATGCAAGCCCATGTACCACTGGTGTCAGGGGCGGATAGAGTCGTTGTGCCGTCAGAGCAAGTGCAGGTCGAACCGGCGGGATAGGTGATGTTAATAGTGGCTGCGAAAAATGCAATCACGGTTGAATAATCGGCGGTAACGACAACAGGCTTAGATGAGGTTTGTGACCCATCTGTAATCGTAAGTGTCCACGTCCCACTTGCAAGCCCCTTGAAGACCACCACGCCGCTGGTGCCGGAGTTCTTGGTCTTCGTCTTTCCGTCCTTGGAAACAGTAACAGTGACGTTCGCCGGCGCTGTGACAGTCAGGGTGCCGCCGGAACCGCCCCCGCTGGCACCAAATCCATATAAAGGCACCGCAATACTCATACGTACACCTCCACCGTAATCGGAATATTCACCGTGGGCTTGTCCTCAAGGCAGGTAAACGTCAGCACACTGCCCGACCGGGAAGCGAAACTGACCATGCCGCACGCCTCTTTCAGCGCAAGGTTGATGTCCGTGTTGCTCCCGTACACTGGATAAGCCATCGCACGTTTTGTATCCGTCAGACCGGAGACCGTAACAGACTGGGTATACGGGGCGCTGGCAGACCAACCGGCAGCAGTTAACGTTGCAGTCTTTGCAACAGTTTTAGCATTACTTAACGCCGTATCTACGTACCCCTTGGTTGTGGCATCAGCGCTGTCCGTGGGCGCACCTAATGCTTTAATTTGATGGGAGTTCATGACAATATTTCCGGTCATTAAACCGCCAGCACTAGGCAATGCCCCAACATTTTCAGCTTCTAGCTCAACGTTGCCATTGGAGTTAGGTTCTTTGCCGCACACTTTGGATACAGCACCGGTGCCATCCAAGCCCATGCGGGAGACGGAGTAGGCATAAATCGGGGTTCCGGAATTGAACGTCATTGCAACTCGCGTCCACAGGTAAGCGCCCTGTGCTACCGTGGGAATGCTGCCTTGCCAGTTTCCGGACGGTATAACATTCCCGGATGTGCTAGCTTGATATGTTACGGACTGGCTGGTCAACAGAGCCGGGTTCCCGATGTCACCCTTTTCGCCCTTGATCTCAAACCACTGATACTTCGTCCAGTCCGTTGGGGCAGTTGCGGAATTGCCGCTGTATACGCCCATCCAATTGTCAGGGAGAACACCGAAGCTGTGAGAAGCCGCCGTTGGCTTCTGAGACGCGTACCGAATCCAGACGTATGCGTTGTCGCCCTTATCGCCCTTTGCGCCGTTCGTGATGGTAAATGTGCTGGTGGTATTATCGTTATAGGTAATACGGTACGTGTCTACCAGCCCGCTGACGGAGACTTTGGCAATGGTTGAAATGCCCCGCCCGTTTTTTACGGTAAAGTCAAAGGTAGTGGTGTCCGCCATGGTGATACGGTATGTATCCGTAAGGCCGCTGGTGGACTGCTTCACGATGCTGCTGATACCGCCATGGCCGTCAGCGGCGGCGGTCAGCCAGTTCAGCAGAATTTGTCCCGTCAGCTTCTTTGCCGCGCCGTCCTGCTCCATTACAAGAAGGTCGGTTGCTTTTACCTGTTCAGCGGCAATCAGCTCGGATATTGCTTTATCTGCGATAAGTCATCCCTCCTCAACGTCAGTCTCTTTTTCGGGCGCAGGAGGCGCAGACAGCTCCTGCACCACTTCCTCAACGGCCTGCATACTGCCCAGCATCCTGTCCCAGTTTTCCCGGCCTGCGACCTGAACGCCCTCAAGGGTATTCAGGACTGCCCTAAGTTTCATTACAGGGTTCATTTTTACTCCTTTCCCAGCACCACACGCACCGCGCCGGTTTCCGGTACGATAGCGATTATCTTCGTATATTGGGCGGCGTACTGCCCTTCCCACCACATTTGCACTGTTTCAGCGGGATTTGCAAATACCGTGGCAATCGTCGCCAGGGATTCCCCGAGAATGCGGATGTTTATCTGCCCCGCCTGGGGGAAAGGGTTGAAATAATCGCAGTTGAATTCTTTTCCTGTTGCGGTTTTCAGTTTTTCCATACTTAAGCCCTCACTAATACAGTTTGTGATAATCCGTTTCCGTCCGTGATTGTTCGCCAAGCTACTTCGTAGTCTTTGAAATAGAAGCTCGACGCAAATAATACGGCCGCATCAACGTAACTTGCAGTATTCCATCCATTGAACACACCATTTGCAAAATCCGCATACCCAAGGGAGGTGTTGATACCGCCGCTGGTATAGGCCGTGGATATGGTATTGTAGCCAATTTCCGAGCCGTAGACACTGTGACTGGCAAGACCTGACCCGTCAAGGTACCCATCGTCGCCGCCATAGTCAATCTTACCGGCGCTGACGCTTCCCCGGAAATAGCCATTCTCCGCATACAGATTCCCAGTCGGCGTAATCTGCACGCCGTTAGCCTCTGAGCCGCACTGAATACCGTTTACACCAATGTAAATGCCCCGGCTGTTGGTGCCGTTCCAGACCTGATTGTTATAGCTGAGGTAGTCGGATTGGATATCAAGACCGCCGATTTTGCCGCTTAAGGCGATGAACTTTCCACGGACTTCTGCGCCGGATTTGGTGATTCGGAACACCGTGGTATTGTTGGCCTTGACCGTCCAGGAATCATTAAGCAGCTCCCAACCGAAGGACGAGCTGCTGCCGCCGGTTTTGGTCACCCGTGCGGAGATCTGGTCACTCTGAATGTCCAGCCGCGAGGTGAGTTCATCTCCCTGTTCGATACGGGCAGAGACTTCGGCGGAAATCTGGTCGGCCTGAATTTTCAGTTGTGCCCGGGTTTCTATAAACTGACGTTCTACCTTACGTGTTTCGTGGGATTTATAGGGAGCGGATTCGTCGATTTCCTCAGAGCCGGGGGCGGAAACATCTGCGCGTATCATTTTCCCGTAGGACTTTGACACGCTGTAGATGCCGCCATAGGTTCCTTTAACCTGAACCGCGTCTCCAATCTCCGCCGCCGGGTCTAAGATTGCGCCTGTAGCCGTATATGTCTGGTAGGAAAAGCCGTTGATTCTGGCCAACATATCGTTTGCCATTTTCTGCGTTCCGAAAGGGTTTTCGGAGATCAGTTCCTTGCCGCTGTCTGTACCGGCCGTATACTCCACGCCGTCAGCAACCTTCAACGTGACGCGGCTGTACGCGCTGAGTGGGTCTGATATTTTCAGGCTGTCGGCGGCAGACCCGATGATGAACTTATCAAACAAGGATTCTGACACCTCCAAACGTGATCGCTCTGTTATCGCTTCCGCCAACAATCAGATAGTTGGTTTCCTTCGGAAGACCCGTGAGCGTGACCAGCATCAATTCTCCGGTGGCCGTCATAGCCCAGGAGCCGGTGTACATTGCGCCGATGTAGCCAATGACCTCACGGCAGCTGTACCCGGCAGGGTACGGGATTTCGTAACCAGATGTCACGATTTGATATACCCGGCTATCAAGCGAGATGCCGACTGCATCGGAAATCTCTTTCAGAACTTCAATGTCACTTGCAGGCCAGTTAAGGGAGGATTCCGCCGGATAATCTTCTTCCAGAAGAAGCATTCCGTCGTATCCGTGGAGCGTTAGTTTCGTCCGGTCGCCGATTTCTCCTTCGCTCCGTTTGTCAATGTAATACTTTCCTTGGGGTAGCCATTCAGAGACGGCATTCTCATTTGCAGCTCTGACGTATGGCCGAAGAAGTGCACGTTTTGGGATATCACCATATGGATGAATCATTTCAACGTTGATCTCACCGGCGCAGGTTTTTCCAACGTCAGGAGAATCGGAAAGAAGCGGTTGCTTCTGCTCCATGGATATCAGCAGTTCTTCACCGTAGCCAGTTTCAGCGCCACCGCTATCTACCAGAATACGTACCCCGCCGAACGTGATTGCGCTTCCGCTTTTGTCAATTAGCTTTCCGGTATCACCGATGCAGAGGCGGTTTTCAAACCAGTGGTTGCCAGCTACAATGTCCCGGTATTCCTGTGATACGTTCTGCATAAGCGCCCGTCACCTCTCAATCAGTGGAAAGGTAATGCCGCTCCACCAATCGTCTTCCGGCTTCTCTATCAGGAAAGATGCAGGGTTATTGTTGGAGTACATGGTCACATTGTTGCGGTACCCGCTCATAGGGTCGTAGTAGTCCACGGTCACATATTCCGGGAGAATGGTATGCAACACGGTCATAGCTTCCTCAGCCTTTAGAGGGCGGCAGGTGATGTCCAGACGGATTTTGGTTGTCACCCGGCCACGCTGCATTGTTCCGTCCATTGTGCGCCCGGAATTGGGTGCGTCAATGTCGTTGCGCTGCCACTTTACGCCCTGTTTGGCGATGAACGGCATGAAGTCCACGCCGTTTATCTTGAGCATCATCTTCATGCCGTTTTCACTCCTTTCGCTTATCCATACATTCTTGCGTTCCTGCGCTGGGCATCCCGGACAGCCCGGTCAAAGTCATATCCGCCGCCACCTCCGTTGTCCTGATTCCGCATTTCCGCGATAATCTGCTGAGCGACAGCGTACAGAGCGTTGATAAGGTCTTCGTTTCCTTCACGGGTGGCCGTTGCGATGCCCTCAACGATCTGGTCATTGTTGGCAACAGCCGTTCTTCTGCCAATGGAGCCAACCATTTCCGCACCGGCTTCACGGGCAATGAACAGCTGGCCTTGGTCTACGAAACCACCGTCGGCAAGCATCGGAATTTGAGGAACGCTGATTTCCCGGAGCCCGGAGAACGGGGTAAATCCTGCAATGCTGAATCCTCGGATACTACGGAGAATGCTGTTGATTCCGCCGAATGCGTAGCTGATTGCCGAGTTAAGCCCGGAAAGAACGCCGTTTATGACTCCTTTGAAAAATCCGACTACTTTCCCAAATATAACCGTTATATCTGTCCACAAATCCGTGAAAAATCCAACAATCGGGCGAATGACGTTTGCGTCAAACCAGGCTGCAATTCCAGAGAAAACAGTGCTGATTTTATTCCACGATTTTATGGCCCAGGAAGATATGCCATCCCAAAGGCCGGAGAAGAACGAGGCGACAGGCTGGATAACATTTGTGTCAAACCAGCCAGAAACGATACCCCAAACAATCTTGATGGTTTCCCACGTTCCGCTCACAAGCACTCCGATGTTATAGAAGACATCCTCAAATGTCTGGCTTACACTTTTCCACAGATCAGAGAACCATGTAACAGCTGGCGAAAACGTTTTAACAATGCCTGTCCAAAGTCCGGAGAAGAATCCGGATATTGGTTGCACAACGTTTACATTGAACCATTCCGCAACAGGTGCAAAGAATGCGCAGATTTCATCCCACTTCTGGTAAATCAGAATACCAAGGTCTGTCAGTGCGCCTATTACCAGGCCAACGAGTGCGCCGATAGCTGCACCAACAGGGCCGCCGACAGAGCCTATCGCCGTACCAATGATTGCGCCAATTCCCGTAGCAGCTAATGTGGACCCCGCAGGAATCAATAAGCCGTTTAGGGTATTCAGCCCATTCATGATTGCGTCGTATACCCCGGTAACGAACATTGGGATTCCAGCAACGATTCCACCGATGGCTGCCCCGATAAGTCCCGTGCTTATCGTTCCGCCGCCCGCAGTAATCGCCTTGGCTACAGCGCTTCCTTTGAACGCCTTGAAAATTAGTTGCCCAATTCCTTTTCCGATAACCCCAGCGCCTACAGTTCCACCTAAACCACTCAGAATGATCTCCCCGAAATTGAAGCTATTGAGCTTATCTTCGATGGCGTCTTTAATGGCTCTAAACTCGATTGAAAAACTGGCGGCTGTCAGAATCACGCCTGCGGCAATCGTAAGCGGAATGGAAAGGCCGTTTTTCCCAAGCGTTTTGAGTGCCATAATTCCGTTCAGGAAATCGTTTGATAACTTCCATGCAAGTAGCGCAATTCCGATTGTGGCAATAAGCCCCAGAATCTCTTTCAGATTGTCCTTAACAAAGGAAACAAGCGGCTCCAGTTTCTTCTTCCACTCGTCAATCTGCGTGGTTACTGCATTTTTCAGGAAATCATACCCCGGCAAGTCTAAGCCAAGGTCTCCACCGCCTACACCGGCTCCGCTTCCACTGCCGCCCTGATTCTGGTCGGGGAGGACATTCAGTTCATCAAACCCGGCAAGGTAGCGTTTTAGCTCCTTGGCAGACCCAGCGGCACTGTCCATGTTGTCGGCAATGGCACCGCTACCAGCAGAAGCGCTCCCAATCGCATCCCCCCATTTCGGGGACTTTACCGTTACCCCGAACAGGGCGGCAATGGCCGCTATGATTTCCTGCAAGGCGCTTGCCACGGCAATAGCAATTGGCAGAACCTTCGTCAGAATCGGAATAAAGATGTTTCCAACGGCACGTGCGGCTTGTTCCAGTTCCGCCCGTAGTACTCGCAGCATGTTTGCCGGATTTTCCAGCGTTCGTGCCATATCACCTTGCACCTGCGTTACCTGCGTCATCATGGCGTAGTACCGCAGCTGGGATTTCTCCGCCTGCGTCATGCTGGAAACGCTCTTGTCAATTCCAAGATTCAAGCGTTCCTGCTCCAACCGGGCAACAGACAGGTCGTAGCCCAGCCGCCGAAGAGGTTCGAGTTCTCCGGAAATACCGGACTGAACCTTCTGCATTGCCGATTCAAAATCGATATTATAGAAGGAGGCAAGGTCATAACCCAACTGCGTCAGGTTCTTGGACATGAACGCTGCCTTGTCACCAGCCACACCGAAACCTGTGATAATGGTGTTAAAGACGCCCTGATTCCGCATCCATTCAGCGGGGTCAATGCCCATTACATCAGAAACCTTCTGGGCGTAGTTATAGGCTTCCTCGGCGTACTTCCCCATTGAAACGGTGAATAGGTTCAAATCCTCCGTATACTGGGACGATTTTGCAATTGCGATACCCAGGAGCTTTGCCGCCGCCCGGTATATGGCCGCAAAGCTGATTGCTTTGAGCGCACTGTTCCAAGCATTTGTGCTTGTGGTTGCCCGCCTTACCGTACCGTTGTACTGCTCCGTCGATGTAATCAGCCTTTGAATTCTGCTTGGAAATGCCGAAAACCCAGAGGAAACCTTGTTCATTTCATCCGCAAATGGCTTCATGGCCGAAGCCAAGTCTTTCATCTGCTGAGTGAACTTATCAATATCTGCTTTCTCAAGCTCCTGGATGACCTCTGGTAGCTTTTTCAGCTGGTTGATGAAGGAAGTCATATTAGACCGGCCAAGCTCGGACAGAGGCTGCAATCCGGATGCCAGATTCCGCAGTTTTTCTCCGGGGGTGTCCGGCAGATTGGTGATTGCCTGATTGATGGCCGCCAGCTGGTTTCCGATGGACGCAGAGATTTTCAGGCTATCCGTCTGGTCTTTCAGATTGCCCAGGGAGCTGCTAATGCGGTTTATCTTGTTCGCAAAATCGCCGGTATTCATGTTGTTCACGGCATTCTTGATCTGCGAAATTCCTGCTGCAACTTTGGAAAGGGCAGTTGTGGAACCGCTGATCGACGTTTTTAGCTCTGTCAACTTTTTTGCCAGAACCTCCACCCCTGCGGATGCCGCGGCACTGTCATTCACAATCTGAAACTCAATGCCCTGCATTTCCACATTGTCAGCCATTCCCTTCACCGCCCTTCTTCTCAAATTTCTTGTTGATGGATACCATAAACATCTCCATCATGGCTTTCGCCTTTTTGTCGCTCTTTTCCTGCTGGGTCAGCTGCTTTTCTCCACTATCCGCCGCTTTCCGCTGCCCAGTGTGCAGCTCAAAGGGCTGCTCCCGGTAGGGAACCGGCTTCGGTGGCTTCTTGCTGAAACTGAACCTCAGAACCGGGGCGGCATCCAGAAGGGCTTCATAGTAATAAGCCCCTTGCATCCACATATCCTGATTCTTCAAGTCCCGTTTGATCTTGTCAGCCTTCCGGTAGGCTTTCACCAGTTCCACGTCCTGATTCCAGAACTGGTCATAGGTCATGCCGATTGCAAGATAGTACGGGAATAACTTCTTGAAGATATTTGTGTAAGCGTAAGAGGGGGTAGGGGTCTCCCCACCCCCTCCGTTTTCGGAAAGAAGTTCGCTTACTCTACTGCTTCCCAGCCGGGGTTTCCCTCGTCTTCCTCTTCATCATCGGAAAGCAGGGTGTACACGGCCTCGGAGTACATTTCCGCCAGCACCTTCACAAGGCCGGACTTGTTGCTCAGACCGTCGTAAATCTTGTTGATGGTAGCAACCTTGGTGTTGGGATGATTCGCCGCGAAAGCGCCGCTGAACAGCATGGGAATCATGGTAGCGGGCTTGTCGCCAAGCTCATTGATGGAGAACCCGGTCTTCTCCATGGCGGAAACCGTGGAGCGTGTGAACTCCAAACTGTACTTCTTGCCGTTGTAGGGAATGCAGATTTTCTTAGCCATCGCTAAATCCTCCTTAAAAATGTGTGGTCTGTGTTTTGGCTCAGGTCGCGTCGTCCAGCTCAATGGGCGTGGACGGGGCAATGGAAATGTTCAGGTCTACAACCTCGTTGACGCCGCCGCCGGTGGCGTAGGCGGTCAGCTGACCGTCAAACTTGAACTTGCCGTCGCTGCCGGTGGGGGTCAGGGTACCGCCAGTCTCTTCGCCGCCGAACCATACGGCGTAGCTCTCGGTCTTTCCAGCCAGCGCTTGCAGCGCTTTGTAGTCAGTCAGAGTGTAGTTCGCGGTGAACGCCAGCGCGTCCAGAGACTGGATACCGGCGATGTAGGTCTGCATTTTGTCAGACAGGGTAGTGGTTTCCAGCATCTCCGGATCGCCGCCCAGATCAGGGAATTCCTTGATGTCAATGAGCTTTTCGTAGGTGTTGCCGGTGGTTCCCTTTTTCATCAGGAAAACTTTATACGTGCTTATGGCCATGTTTAATCATCCTTTCGTTGTAATAAAAAACGGGCTGCCTCCTGTGAAGCAGCCCTTCGGCTCTCTTTCCGCCCTTACGGAAAGGTAAAGCATATTTACCTACGGTAAATTGTTCCGCCGTCCGTCTCCGCCCGATACCGGGCTACCAGACGGTAAATCGTCCCGTTTTCCATATTCGGAACAGGGGACAACGAAATTCGCGTAAAATTCCGTTTGTAGAGCATTTCGTCTATAACGCCCATGATCTCCCGGCAGGTGCTTTTCTTCCTTCCCGCCTTGTCGGAGTACACATTCACCTCGTACATCAGCGTGGAAAACTTTTCCCGGTCGCTGCTGTCCAGCCTGTTCGCGGACATATAATTGTCCTGCTCTACGATGCTTACATAGGGGAATTTTGGAGGAGCGTTCACATATTCTCCGGATACCGAAATGCCCTTGAAGCGATTTCGCAGAGCCTCGGCAATGGGGGTATAGATCAGCTTTTCAATATCAATCAAGCCCTGAACACCTCCATAACGATTCTCGGAAGCTCCTGCTCAATCGCTTTTCTCGCCTCATACATGGGCATTGCAGGAGGATTTCCGTATGTGTGGCCGCCGCCCTTGTCTTTGGGCAGATACCAGCCTTTGGGGTCGTCCCAATGACCTTTCCCGTCCGGGTAGGTGCCAGCCCCCATGCCAAACTCCGACGCTTCCGGGTGCCCGGTTCCGTAGGTGATACCGGCTCCAAATTCAATGAAAAGAACGGATTCCCCATCGGCCTTTACGGCGTAACCATTCGGGATTGCCACGACGGACACGGTTGCATCCCTCATCCCGGTGTAAACAGCCCGTGAGAACCGGATGGAAGCCACAGAAGCACCCAGCATTGCCAGCCTTTCGGCCAGTTCCTTTGCCTTGTCCTTCTGCCAGCGTTTGTATTCCTTCAATTCATCCTGAATCTTCTGAATGCCGGAAACCGACAGCGGAACCACAATTTTCTTGTAGCTCACGACACGCTCACCTTCGTAACGGCGATGGACACTGAGTTCAGAGACTTTGCCACCCGTCTGACCATGTAGTCATACAGGGGCTTCCCGTCCTCGTCATACACAGGCTCCTTGTCCAGAAATAGCACGGTATTCTCGTCAACGGGGCAGGTCATGTCATCCGTAACGATGACCTTGTCATACCCGGCAAGATTGCCGAACTGCTCCACCTGAGAAGCCCCGGTCGCAGCGGATACGTTGGCGCGGAAGGAAACGGCAGGTTTGTACACAACAGTTTCCTCGCCGGTTTCGTTGCCGTCTTCGTCGGTGACAGGCACTTTCCGGTCGTACAGCAGATACCAGAAGCTTTGCTTGTTTCGCTCCATGATTCTCATACTGTCACCTCACAGAACCCCGGCCATGGGAACGATCTGTCGCATCATGGATTCCGGAACGTCCCCGTTCTCGTAGGAACGGGAAATTCCGTTCTCGCTGTGAGACAGCTCACCCTCTCCGCCCCGCTTGTTCAGAAGATACGTAGCAATCTCCACCTGTAGATAGCTGTACTGCTCCGGAACCTCCATAATGGAAGGGTCAAACGGGTATGCCCTGCGGCAAATCTTACTTGCCGCAATGCCAAGGTAGGCAGAAACCGTGCTTTCGTCGGTTTCATTCGCCATGGCTTTTACCAATGCGTTTTTCTCGGCTTCCTGCACGGTTTCTTACCTCCTTTCATTCTACGGGTTCTCCCGCCTTCTTGCGTGGTTTCTTGATAACGGGAATAGGATTATTCTCCGATAAACCAAACTTGGTGATAACTTCCTCGCGGGTGAGCGGTACGGGGTCGTTGAGTGTATCAACGACTACCGTTCCCATCACCACAGAAGTGCTCTCCAGTTCGCGCCGGGTAATCACCTTGTCCTTTGCGGTAAAGCCCACGTTGCGAAAGTGATCTCCCTCGCGCACATACACTTTCCCGTCAGAAACATAGAACATGGTGAACCTCCTTAGCCGTTGGTGATGATCTTTGCCAGAGCAATGGTCTTCGGGTCGGCCACGATAGACCAGTTGGCAGATGCCGCAAGCTGTGCATCCGTGGGAGAAGCGGTGTAGCCGGAAGTGGGCTTGGTAAAGCTGAAACCGTTGGGGTGCATGGTTTCACGGATACGGGTGACCAGCGCGTCATAGCCGCCGCCCTTGAGCGCGTCACGGGTCAGTTCGGAAGGAACCTTCACGGGGGCGGGGGCGTACTGAATTGCGCCAAGGCCGAGGACGTAGGTGGTGTAGGTGGCCGCTTTCGCACTTTCTCCGCTGGTAGCGGCGGTGGCGGGGCAGCTGTCATCTACGACAACAGTCATGCCATTCACGGTGCCAATGCGGAGGGGGCGCTCAACGCCGTTGGCGTCGGTGTATTTCAGGAAGTCCAGCAGCTTCAGGCCAGCCATATTGGTGGCGACCTTACTGTGCATGAACACCAGCCGGAAAGCGTCCTGATTGTCGCCCACGGCCTTCTGAATCGCATCGCCAATGGTGGTCGCACCCATCTTGTTTGCATCCGCAACAGTGGTGGATGCGGAAGACAGGTCAGTGATGTGGTTCGCCCAACCGGCAAACTCACCGCTGCCGGTCACACCGAACACAGCATTCAAGATTTTCAGCATGATGGACTGACGCTGCTTCTGCCAATACTTGGACACCTGAGACACGATCTGCTGCATGGGGTCGGCACCGCTGTTGTAATCAACGATGAAGTCCTTCTCCTTCCAGCCGTGGGCGCGGCCAAACACGATACCATTCTGAGCGCTGCCTTCGGGGTCGGTCAGGGTGATGTCAGTTGCGCCATCGTAGTTCTCAGGAGTGCCGCCAATGACTTTGTAGAACGGCAGCGTATAAAAGTCAGAGCCGTTGGAAATCAAGCCCGCCAGTTCTGCGTTCGGGGCGACAGCACCGCTCTCAAACATCGCGGTCAGGGTGGGGTCTTTCGCATTTGCCCAGTTGTAGTTAAACAGCTCGGGGTCAAACGGAAAGCCAAGATAAGTAGCCATAATGTTTTACCTCCATAATCATTTCAAAATTGTTTTCCAGTCAGGATTGTTCTTGATAAACTCCATCTGGGATTTGGTGTCGAGTTTCAGGAAATCCGCCTTGGTCATTGCGCCGCCGGGGTTTCCATCCGCGCCTCTGGGCGTTCTTTTCAGCTTGTCCGCAATGACTTTTTGGGCGTATTTTTCCAAAAACGTCTGGTTGTTGGCAAAAACCGTAGCCATATCGCCGGATTCCATGGCCGCCGCAGTAGCGTCCGCAAGGGCTTCATCATAGCCCTGCGCAACCAGCTTTGCTTTGTAACCGGCAACGGTTTTTTCCTTCCGCAGACCGGCCAGCTCCTTTTCCATGTTCTCCCACTTTTCGGCCTGCTCCTGTTGCTTCCTCTGCTCGTCAGTCAGAAGCGCGTTGTGCTTACGCTTCCATTCCGCAGCCTCGGAATTGGCCTTGGACAGCGCGTTTTTCTGCCTTTCCAGTTCTGCGGTGTTGTCCTCGTACTCAAAGCCCTCCAAAGCGGCAAGCTTCTGTTCCGGGGTCATGTCCGCATAACCTTCAATGAGATTTGTGTCGATTTTTGCCATAATTATTCCTCCTGCGTTTGGTGAGGCGGTTCCCTCCGCCGTGATCTCTGTTTTTACGGGTTGTCTCCCGTCTGCGTTTTTGATAGAGCAGCTTCCCTGCTGCTGTTATGGAGGGCTGTACAGGCTTCGATCCTGTGACCTGCGGATTAACAGTCCGTTGCTCTACCAGCTGAGCTAACAACCCACATATCCCCGGCTTACGGTGCCGGGGAACCGCTTTGCCCGTTTCCGGGTTTCATCGCCGATAGGGAGGCCATCGGCGATATATATGGCGCGAGGCCGATTTGAACGGCCTTCTGTGGGGGGAGAGGTGAACCCCATTCGCTGTCTGCCGCGCCTAATTTTAAGTTTCTGTTTGCCTTACCGCTTATCGATGCCGCAGTGTAAAAAAGAAGGGCTTCCAATACCATTTCTGGTATCAGAAGCCCTTCGGCTGTTCGCTGCTCCCTAGAGCAGTCACAAATTATACCATTTGGTGTGGCTCTTCCGCGAAAGGTGCGGCGCTCTTTGCCAAACAGTCAGTTAACCTTCTTGCGCCGAATCTCAATGACCACGATCTGGCCTTGTTCGACTTTGATTTCCGCCTGATTCCGGCGGTGGATGATTTCCTCAATCGCCCGAATTTCCTTCGCCGTCACTCTGACCGCCGGTCTGGTTCCCGCTTCCATCGCCGTTCCCTCCGTTCTGCGCGGCAAGCTTCGCCGCTTTTTTCTCCTGCTCGGCCATGTAATCCATGCTCATTCGGTAGGCCAACTGCGGGTCGGAAAATAACCCGCAATGTGTAAATGCCAGTTCAGGGGCGATCTTCTCGCAAGCAAGCATCTGGGTTAGAACCGTTGATTTCTGCGCGATATTCTCATAATTCCGCCGCGTGAACCGGATTTCCAGTGCCGATAGTTTCAGGCTCAGATGCCCCATGTCCCGGCAGATACGCAGCACCAGCTTCAAAAATTCCTTTTCGGACTTCTTGAAAATCAGCTCCGTGTCCTTGGCTCTGGCTTCCGCTGCCGACCAGCCGTCCCGCATGATGACCGCTGATCCGGTGTCAGAGGTAGAAGTCCCTCCGTTCCGGTTTGGCATTCCGCAGATTGTCAGCACCGTTTCATACATGCTGTCCACAAGGGTCTGCGTCTGGGTCTGGTTCATTTCGGAGGTCAGATATTGAATCTCCGCTTTCAGTGTGGCGTCAATATCCCTGAATTTGATCGCGCCCTCGTCCCGCAGTTTCTTGTAGTCCTCACTGCTGATGTCAACATTATGGAACAGCATCAGTGCTTGAACGAACTGCTCTACGCCGTCAATTCGGTTGCTCTCCGTCATGTTGATTGCGTCAAGCAGCGGAATCACAATTTCAAACGCCCCTAAACGAGCCATGTTTGCCGGGTACTCCACAATCGGGATTCCCAAAATCTGATCTTCTGCGCGAATAACAGCCCATGTGTTCCAGACCTCGAAATACCTGGTTTCTGTCCAACAGGAGAAAACGAGCGTTCCGTCCTCTTTTAGAACATACCGTACACCCATCATAGGCTTATGTCCAAGCCCTACAGAGTACACCACGAATGCGTATCTTGGGTCAAGAGTGAAGATTTCAAAGGGCGCTTCGTCTTCTTCCACATCGGCCAGAACGTCCGGCAAAGTCATTCGATAAGAGGTACCGCAAGTGAAGAGCCAATCGGCAAGTTCCTTATCCTTTTCCGGCTTGTCTTCGGACAGCATATAGTCATTCAGTTTCAGCACTTCGGAGGAAATGTCTTCGTCCCCGCCACGGCTTACGTACTGGATTGGTTCGCCGACCTGATAGGCCGATTTGAAAGATACGATCTCATTTGCTCGGTTCTCCACAACCATGTTGTTGATTTCCGGGCGGACTTCCTTTACGCGGTTAAGGATTGGCTGCTCTCCCTTGTAATACCAGTACAGGTAATCAATCTCTGCCTGATTTTGCAGGTGCGTAAACAGTGCCTTTTGTAGCACGTCGATGATATTCCCCTCGTTTATATCCGTAACCTCGGTGTAAATTACCCGACGCCCGAATAACCGCCTGCTCTCCGTATTACGCACCCCCTTTTCCGGAAATCTATTTTCTCATTTACCATTATACCACAGTGGCGGATGGTTGTCTACTTAATTCTCGTTCGTAAACCATCGGCTACTTTCTGGCTAAAACGGCCTGCTGAAAACCTCTATAACCGCCCCGTTTAAGCTTTGGGCAAACTCAGCAAACATAGCCATTCCGTCTGGAACGTCATCGTGCTTATTCTTTCCCGCTACAGTGTAGGAACATAGCATATCCATCATCCTGCCGTAATCCGTGTTCCGCTTATACTTGCTTTCATCCAGAAACAGGCAGTGTTCCTTCACCCACGCCGAATTTACAATGATCTTTGTCTCTTTATTTGCCGTGGTGAACTTCGTCGTGATGTTTGTGATGCCACCCAGTTTCTTCACTTCGTTCTGAATCTTTTCAGCGACCCGGCGGCCAGCGGAGTTACTTTCAAACCGGCACATTTTCACCTTGTCCCGCACCAGAATTTCAGACAGTCTTGCATCAACTGTGTCAGGAAGCCCATTGTCGCAGATACAGTCCCCAATATAGTAGTCCTGCCCATATACATATCCAACCGGCAGGAAGGCGTAGTCAGCGCCCTTGTCTTTGGTATCGCATACGCCGACAATGGCATCTGGTTCCTCTGTGGGCAGTTCAAAGAAACGCCGCAGTTCGTCAGGATGGTAGACAAGCCCCTCGCGTTCAATGGGTTGATTCTGATACAGCGCTTTCCAACTAACGCTATCCATAATATCCCGCTGTTCCCGGTAGAACTTGGTGGAGAACCCCACGCCAAACTCATAATCAAAATTGCTTTCGTCGTCCTCGTTCATGGCAGGAATCCGAATGAATTCCGCCCTGGGATTGTTCTCATATTCCCGTTCTAGCCGCCCAATCACATCGTGAACGCTCCACCGGGTAGCAATATGAAGCTCTTTGCATTTGTCACCGATTTTACGCTGCCGCAGGTCGGTGGTGTAAGTCTCCCACAGCTTGTCCAGCCGCTCTTTGGATAGCGCGACCTCAATACCAGATACCAGATCGTCGCAGTACAGCAGGTTTGCCGCCCGGTACAGACCGGCATTTCCCGTTCCTATGGAGGTAAATTCCAGCGTTTCAAATCGCTGACGCTTATCAAGGTCAATTCGGCAGTCCTTTGCGTTGGTGCTGGACACCTGAACGGCAGGGAAGACATCATGCCATAGATATTCCCCCTTTGAGTCAAACAGCCGCAGACATTCGTCATACACGCCCCGCACAAAGGAATTGGAGTGGCTGCCCGTCAGATTCGGGTTGTTTGGGTCGCGTCCGGCAATCCAGGTCAGCAGGAAGATTGCAAGCGTGGTCTTTCCTACGCCGGGGGGCAAACTAACCGCCAGCAAATCCAGCTTGTCATCCCCGCACAGCGCTTGCAGCGCGTCCACCACGGGCTTTAGCTGCTTCTTCCGTGGCTGATAAAACCGCTTTTTCGCCTGCCTGTCCAGCTCCATATAGGTGAGATAGCTGTCAAAGTCATATGGAGCCTCAAACAATAGCCCCCGCCGCCAAAGGCTGTAGAACCCCTCCACCTGAGACATGGGCACTTTATCCATCATTCGGTCGCACATATCCTTCAATTGTTTATTCGCCCGATGTGCCGCCGTGAAATCAGTCTCAGCCCATGCCTGACACAGGGAAAACAGGTCTTCGTATGCCCCGATATCACCCGGTCTGTTCTCGATAGCCCTCAGAATGGAGGTTGACAATTTCTCATAATCCATACTCTCACCTCACAGAGCGTCCGCTTGTTCAAATGCTTTCAGCAGTTTTGGAAACTGGATTGCGAAGAAATCCACCATTTCCTCGTTCTGCGCCCAGTAAGAGTTTTCAGCAAGGCCGCTTTCAAATAGAAATGCGTGAATGATCTCATGCCGCTTCACCTTGTTTGTCTGAGCCGGAAGGTTTTGCTTGCAATTTGGTTCCCACTTGCTGTCTTCGTAATTTTCGACCAGCATTTCTTTCGTAGTTTCATCACAGAAACCGTCACAATCCTTGAGCCTTGGCTCTTTGCTTCCCCGAATTACTGTAAGCGTATATTCTGCTCCCAAAACGTCGATTTTCATAAATTCCCTCCTGATACAAAAATAAGGGCTGCCCGTGCGTATCTCAGCACAAGCAGCCCTTCGGCTTTCCTCCTGCCCTTGCAGGAGGCTTATTACTTTGTATGCTTCATGATCTCTATCAGCACGAATATGGGGAACAGGAGAATCAAGAGAAATTCCATCTACTTTTTCACATCCTTGCATACTCCTGAATACCCGCAGTCAGAACAAGTGATGACCGTCTGATATGTCTGCGGAACTAAACCGTTTACGATTGCACCGATAACCAGCCCAAGTAAAGCGCCAACAGCCAAGCCGATAACCCCTAAAAACATCAACCCGAACCCGCCGAATGTCATCACAAGTGGCACTGTCAGCTTTGGCTTATACTCTTTCGGTGTTGCCGTGACATTCGTGGAATTGCACTTAGGGCATCTAACACCGCTCCCTACATCCTCCGTAACCGCCGTTCCGCACTTGGAACAGAACTTTGCTCCATCGGGTAATTCGCTTCCGCATTTGCTGCATACTCTCTGCATTTGGTTATTCCTCCTTCAAAATCGGTTCGTGCTGACCTTTTACCCATTCAGCGTCCTTATTAGACCGCTTTCCGTAGCGATAGAACCCTTGGTAAACTTTCTTGTTTTCATAGATCGTCTGAACCGTGCTGATAATAAACGGCTTCCCGCTTTTGTTCAGTTTCCCGGCACGGTTTAGTGCATCTGTCACATCTCGATATGTCATGCCTTCGGCATCTTTCATCCTAAAGATTTCACGAACTGTTTCTGCTTCCTCCGGAACAATGACCATTTGGCGGTTTTCTGCTCTGTACCCGTAAGGTGTCCTGCCGCCGCTATAGCCGCCACTAGCCGACTTAACAGCACGACCGCCGCTTGTTCTCTTGGTGATATTGTTTCGCTCCTGCTCTGCCACAAACAGCATGAGAGCCTTGTAGACATTTCCTAAGCCGGTATCGTCATTGACTACTTCCTCTGTTGCACTGATTAGCTTCATTCCACGCTTTTCAAGCAGCATCATAAAGTAATAGTACAACTTGATGTCTCTTACCATTCTGTCAGACTTCGCAACGACCACGGCCTCAATAGGCGGATTCTTCATTTCTCCGTAAAGGATGGCATCAAGCTGAGGCCGGTTTTCTTTTACGCCGCTTTCGCCCTTATCCACGAACCACTCAGATACCATCATATCATGGCTATCACAGTAGCTTGTGATAAGCTCCTTCTGCGCTTCGATTCCAAACTTATCGCCCATAGCCTGAGCATCGGTGCTAACTCTCACATAAGCAATGACATTCTTCATATCCGCTTACCTCCTTTTGTTACGATAACATATTACCATAATTACGGCATGAAGTCAATACCGTAAACTCTTTTTGTATGACTGCATAAATTCTCTTTTTGATTTTTGGCGATTTTTTAGGATTGGTAGTTCCTTTTTTGTTTTTGCGGGATTTTTGAAATGTTGATTTTGTGCAGCATAAAAAATAAGAGAACCCCCGCAAAGGATGGCTCTCATTAAGTTGACATTATTCGACAATCTGTGTATAATAAATTCCGTGGAACCCACCGTCCGCGTCGAGTTTCCTGGCTTGCCATAGCCTATCTCCTTTGTAGACGGTGTACGGTTAAAAAGACGGTTGCCTGTCATCCCGCGAGTGCGGAATGGAGGCGTGTGTATAGCCCTCGCGGGAAATTTATTTCTCATGGAGGTGACCATACATAACTCTTCAAGATGTTTTCTGGATTGTGTCTATCTGCTGGATTCTCGTCCAAGCGTGGGACAAGTTCCATAACAGAAAGAAGTGAGCCGTCTGTTCACAGCAGAACGGCTCACGGTTGTTTGAGCGCTAAGCTCTCGACCTACTAACTTGTATGCTCGTGGCAACCGTCTGGGTTCCCACCGCAGGGGACATCTGTTACCAGCAGGTGTTCCCTGTGTTATTATTATAGACCTTTACAGAAGCGTTGTCAAATAATTTTTTAATAACTTTTTTAGATTTTTCCCACATTCCCAATCTTTCAAGACTTCCGTTTGGAGGTCTTTTTTCTTTTTCGGGATTTTTCGAGAAGGAGAGGGGGCTTTTTATTTTTGCGGGTACTTGTGGGCAGCGGCATTCCTTATTTTTTTGTGCGTGACATTTTTGGCTTTGTGATAGCTTCCTGATATGACATTCCGCACTTTTTTACCCTGTAATATACCGCTGGCTCTGTGATTCCGTATATTTTACACCACTCAGACAGCCTTTTCGTCTCTCTGCCTATTTCAATTCCGAGAACACCGTCTTTTTTCAAGGCAATTTCTGGTGGAACTCCATTTCGTATTCTTTTCAGAACAGTTTCCTTTTTAATCCCATTTTCTGCGCATTTTATTCTGAAATCCTTGTCAACTTTGCACTTTACGGCCTCTGCTACAGCCTCTTCAAAAGAACATCCAGCGTGTATCCGTCCGCTCATGACAGAATAATTCAGCCCAGTTCTTTTGCAAAAATCAGGAAGGGTTTCACCGTCATACAGCTTTACATTCCGCTTGTTCTTATTCTGATCGCCTCTGGGTATCCAGCGACAATTTTCGGGAGAATATCCCTTGTTGTTGTCAATTCTGTCTATTGTAAGCCCTTTTTCATACCCATTCTGGTTAGCCCATTCAACAAATGCCATAAAATCGTGTTCCCATTCATCGCACATTTTAATTCCTCTTGCGCCATAATTGGGATAGTTTTTATCGCTCTCATGGTTGCATCGCCTTTTTATTCCCCTCCACCTGCTATATAATTCGTGGTCTTCGTGTCTAGGCTTTTTTTGTTTTTCGACGATTTTTGCGGGAGCACTTTTCACGCGCTGGCATTTGCAAATTCCTTTGTTCTTGCCTTTTACATAATCTTTCCCGTTGTGCGTCTGCTTTTCAAGGCCGCAGTGGACACAGCGCAGTGTCCACACCTGCCTGTGGTTGTCCCAATCGTAATCAACTTTTTCAACCCTAAAACAGCCATAAATCGTTCCAACCCTTGCCTGATAGAACATTTCTTGCTCTGCTTGTAAATATTTCATCCAAATCACCTCACATATATTATAGCGCCTTTTTTGTTTTTTTCAATATTTTTTAAGTGTAGTGGGATGATAATCGGCTACGTCGGTACTAGGTAGGCTAACCGCCCAGCAATCCGCCTGGCCATATCCCCCGCCCCCGGTGCTATCCGGCAGCAGCCGGAACCGCTGAACAGTGCCGGACAGCCCAACCCCTGAACTGAAAAATACGGTAAAAATTACGATAAATCTTGAATTGCCTATTGACAATTACGGTAAATCGTGATATAGTATCACCGTAAACAAAAAGCGCCCCCGGAGGCCGTGGAAAGCAAGCCGGGAGCGCGCCACACAAGGGGGCACCGCTATTATAGCACGGCCTCCGCAGAATTACAAGGAGGAAATAAAAATGGCAATCTATGATCAAATCACCGCCGAGCTGGAAACCCGGAAAGACCGCAGCGCATGGGGCAAGGGTGTCAATGCCTACGCCCTGGAGCTGGTAGAAGAACTGAAAGAACGGGCGGAATACGAAGGCCGGGACCCTGAATCCGAGAAAGAGTGCCGGGAATGGATGCTGAACGGGGCGCAGGACTGGGAGCAATACAGCTGGGGCGGCTCCAGCTTGATTTACAACGCCGACATCGCCGAGCGGTTGTGTTGCCCGTCCGAGCTCAAGAAAACCCGCAACGGCGAGCGCAGGCCGAACAACCGGGAAGAATGGCTGGACACTCAGGCAAGAGCCTTGTATCAGGCCGCAAGCCGTGTTGTCAATGCATACCGGGGGGAGGTGCAGCCCAAATGAAAAAATACACGTTGAAAGCGCTCCGGGAGCTTGTGCGGCTCGGAGTGGCTGAGGATTACACCAACAAGCCCGCCGAGAACCTTTACACGCTCCGCAGGCTTGAAAAAGTGGGCTATTCCTCCGGGGTTTACGGCATTAACGGCGGATTGGTCGAAGATACCGAAACCGGGCAGTTATACGCCATTATCGGGCGTTGCTCCAATCTGTTTATCTTGTTTTAAGGGGGGGTTATATCATGGTTAAGTATGATAATTGCAAGAATTGTGCGAGCCATTGCGAACACGCCGGAAAAGATCGGGAATTTATTTGCCCCGGTGGAAAGTCCTGCAAGGTGCTTTACACGCCCGAAAGAGTAGCGAAAGCGGCGGCGGATTTCGTAGGGGCTATAAAGCTCATAGCCTCCAAGCCGGATAATCTCGACAACCTCGAAAGCTATCTTTCCCAGCATTTCCCGGAATGGATCAGCAGATGGGCAAATAGCCCGGAAGACCTCGCCGCAGAAATGAAAGAGTTTGCAAGAATGGAAATATAAGGGGGTGTAGCCGTGGCACTACTTGCAATCCTGTTTTTCCCGCTGCTTGTGCTAGCGGAACTGCTGAAGATCAGCAAATAATATTTCAAGCCGTCCGGGCATTGTCCGGGCGGCTTTCTTTGTTCTGCGGCGCTGGCATCTATTGTCGGCTTTCTCTTTGCCCTGCCAACGTGGCGGGGCTTTTCTCTTGCTATGCCCTGTAAGGCTTTCAGCGGCTTTCTAAGCGGCTTTTATTCTGGCAATATAAATTAACGTCAAGCATCGTTCCCGCCTTAAAATGGGCGCGTATGGGCGCAACACAGCGCCGTGCGGCATTTTATGCAGCGTGTGGGGCGCTCAGCGCCCGCCATTGTGCCTATTCCTGTGCCGGATATGCCAGGATGCCCCCGCAGCTTTTCGCCCGTCTGGTCGCTTTCTGCGCCCTCCGGCGTTCTGCCCTCTGCGACGGAACAGGGGCGCCACCCCACGGCCCGCCAGAGGCAGCCCAGATCCCGATCAGATTTCCCGCCATGTTTTTGCGTCATGGCTGAAAATCCCCGCAAGGCTCCCAGCTCGTGAGCCATAGTCGCAAAGTCGCAGCCGAAAATTCCCGTTTCATAGTCGCAGAAAGTCGCCCCGAAAGTCGCAAGACCTCCGGGGCGTTTTTATAGTCGCTATAGTCGCTGGGTCAAAGTCGCTGTTATAGTTGCTCGAGCTTCCGACCGCACACTGGGCAAAAATTCCAAGTCACCGTCATTTGCCGCCCGCTATGGGCAACCACGGTGAATGTTTCCGGTTTGTTCACACACTCTCTGCAAAAGTCGCAGGCGGGTTTCCTAGCGCCACCCTCCATCAGCATCCGGATTTGGGCAACCTCTGTGCACATTCGTTCGATGGCGTATTCCGTCTTTTCTCTCATTCCGTTCCACCCTCCGCGTCAATGATAGTCGCACCGCTACCGCGAACATCTTCCAGATACTTCTGCCGCAGCTTCTCCGGGTCTGCCCGCTCTCCAAGCGGATTATCCGGCTTTAAGACCACTTCCTGCTGGTCTGTGTAGTTCATATTGTTTTTCATCAAAAAAATTCCGGCAACGGGGTTAATCTTGCCATTTTGCATGAAATCCTCCATCTGAGCGTTGATTAAATCCCGCGCTTTTTTGATAGTGTCACGCACAGAGTCGCTTAAATCCCTGCTTCTAGGCTGATTATTGCACCATCTCCACATAGTCATCCTGTCTACACCGAACGCCAAAGCGAATCCTGCGAAAGTCGGCTTCATATCATTCTCAGCGCACAGGCTGAAATAGTCGAAGCACCGTTTCTGTACCGCCTCCAAGCTGTCCATGTCCGGCTTGTCCCACTTCATGATAGTCATGGAATGGTTAATGTACTTGGTATTGTCCCCCGGTTCCAGGTCAGGAACTTGGTATGGCTTCTTCTTGAGTTTTTCACCTTCTGCCAAAGTCGTTTCCTCCTTTACTTTCTAAGTAGATTTAATATATACTTTACCATAACACATACACACTACAAGATATAAGATTTATATATAAT